TCTTTTCAATTTCTTCTACAGATGCGTTAGGAGAGCCTATCCTAGACGCAACCATCTTTACCGCCATTCCTGCTAATGGGCCTCCTGTAGCTTCTGCGACAGTAGGAGCAAGAGTTTTAAGTAAGCTGCCTAGTTTAAGCATCTTCGGCGACGATCTTATCAATCGTGTCGCAAACATCCTCTACAATAACACCAGTAGTAGCGGATAACGCAGACCTGCCTACGGCTCGCATACCTTTGTACATCCCAGAGCAGTATAGCTCTTTATTGGCTTTAACCTGCTCAACTGTAGTGCAAGAAGTCATAAGAAAAAACAAACTAATCGCTATCATTATTCTTCGCATTCTTTTGCTCCTTAATAAATTCTTTTAATCTCTCTTTGTAGCCTGCCATAAAATGATCAGTTATACGGTCTTTTAATCCACCACGGTCTAACTTGCGAACGTAAGCGCTAGGATTAATTAGATTGATTCCGTCATTACCAAAGTACAGCATTGTCTGTGACTTGGAAGCTCCGTAACAAAGCCTTGGCATACGAGACACCATGTCAGAACCTGAAACAACTGATATCTGGTTATCCAAAGTCATAGGACGCTTGAAGCCTTTAAAGAAAACATTAGGCTTTCCAAAGGTTATAAGATTTAAGTTGTCATGTTTGCCGTTTAGCTTAGCAGCAGTAAGCTCTGCCATTGCGCCGCCAAGGCTGTGACCGCAGATGAGAGTGCGCTTGTCATAGTCTATGTGTTTCTCTATCTCATCCCAGATAGATTTGTGAGACATAGCAAAGCCAGCATGGCAAAGGCGTTTAACGTAAGGAACTGGAATTACTGCAAGGTCAGTCAGTATGTCTAACTTTTCCTGCGTTCCTCTGAAGACAATAATATCTATAGACTTGCGTTTTACAACAAAAGCAGTAGCGCTAGTTAGCTTGTTCTCAATCTTTATAGCGTCACGGTTCTCATCGTTGTAAGCCTTAATCGACCAACTACAAGCCATGTTTAGCAATACAGGATCAAGTTTCATTTGTCAGCCTTACTCTCTAGTCGTTTAAATATTGCGCCAAGCATTTCTTTAATTTCGCGTATATCTTCTCTGTAATCTTCTTTAGCAACATACTGCATAGGAATAGCTTTCATGTCAGCGTCTATTCTATCTAGTAATACAAAAACACGGTTTACCATCCAGCCTCCGATAAATCCTACCAGAGCAATGCCTACGTTAAAAATTATTTGGTATTCCATGTTACGTTACCAGACCTATCATCCAAAATATTGTTACCAAAAAAACAGAGGTCATTAATATCATAAGACCTCCATCAATTATTAAACGCTTTTTTTTTGCTCTGGCCTCTGCTGCGGCTAATCTATGAGATCTTATTGTTCGTCGTGTTTTCATCATCTCGTTGTAGAAGTCTTCGCCTACTGTAAGCACGATAAGTTCACGCAACTGTTTTTCCATTTGCTGCGTCTTATGCTTTGCCATCTGTATTTCGAGAGCTTGGCTTTCTACAGAAGAGCCTCTAAGAAACTTAGGGCCATATTGATTCTCTTTTTCTATCTCAAGTATTTTTTCTTTGGAGTCGAAAAACTTACCCAAATACTGCGCTGTATCTTCTATCTCGCGTCCAGCATTTACCGCTTTAGCGACAAGATTATAGGCTCTACTTGCTCCTGCTATACACGCGCTAATTGTTACAGGATCCATTAGTACGGCCTTACTTTCTCAGGGTCTGCCCTTCTTGGTAAACAATAGGCAGCAAGGGCGATGCCTTTCGGCTCGTAATTAAGTGTCCGTTCTACTTTTCCCTTAACGATGGCGTTCGCAAAATAATTGCATCTGTTGATGTCGTAGAACCACATATCCGCAGACTCTACCTGTCCGTTGACCAATACCATAAGCAAGAACAGGTGTGTCACTTAAACCACTCGAACCTTCAAGTTATTCCCTACCAAGGCTGTAATCCTTACCTTGTCCTGAGCAGGAGCATCAAAGTCATAGTCAGTTCCTAAGACAGCACCTTTGTTCAACACGTTAGCATCGTAGTTAATTGCTACGCCGTCTGACGAAGGCACTGTAGAACCTGATGTCATGTTGAGGACTATCGCTAGATCAAGATCGTTACCCAAGGCTATGTGGTTCGGGTCTGTTACTGCGTCTAGTTGCGTTTTGTCCATCTGGTTTTGGTAGATTGTACTTCCTGTTATGTACTCGTTTACATCGTCTCCTGTTTGACCAACAATAAACATCTTAGTGCCGTTTGTATTAAATGCTATTCCATTTGGAAGCGTTTCTTGTGCGGATACTGAAAAACTATCAACAAAAACTGCTGTTGAAACATCAAAGCCAGTTGATAACGTGTACTCGTTTACATCTTGCCCTGTTTGACCAACAACAAACATCTTCGTTCCGTCAGTGTTAAACGCTACATCTTGCGGCGATGTTTCTTGCGCTGCAACACTAAAGCTAGTGACATAAGATGCTGTTGATACGTCAAAGCCAATAGACAGCGAATATTCATATACAGAATCTCCGTTTATTCCAACAATAAACATCTTAGTGCCAGTTGTGTTAAATGTTATTCCTGTTGGATTTGTTTCCTGTGATGAAACATTAAAACTTTTAGAAGCATAAGATGCTGTTGATACGTCAAATCCGACAGATAATGTGTATTGGTATACAGTATTATTAGTATCACCAATAATAAACATCGTAGTTCCATCTGCATTAAATGCTAATCCTAATGGAGCATTGTCTTGACTGCTAACAACAAAACTATCAACAAAACTAGCAGTAGATACATCAAATCCCGTAGACAGAGTATATTCGTTTACATCTCCTCCACTTTCGCCAACAATAAACATTTTAGTGCCATCTGCACTAAACGCCACGCCCATTGGCAGAGTTTCTTGTGATGCTACACTAAAGCTATCAACAAAAGTTGCTGTTAAAACACCAAAGCCAACAACTGTACTAGCACCTTCCATAGCCTCAGCCAACGTAGCTAACTCTGTGTTAGTTGTGCCGTTAGTCCAAGTCTCTGAAGCGTATGTGCCGTTAGAGTTGTACTGCCAAGTACCACCGTTGTTCCTGACAATATCTCTCTCGCCATCTGTGTTATCAATAACAGTCCACGTTGTTCTGTCGTCTGTAGAGATAGCGTAGTAGACATTGCCGTCACCTGCGGCTTGGTCTGCTGTCATCGAGTTGATGTCAGTCCAGTAGGTAGAGTCTATTGAGTTTGTGGTGTGTACTGGATGGTAGCCTGTAGGAGTTAATTTTGTTCCTACTGAGTATTGATTAACATCACGAGAGTTATCAATAACAAACATTTTTGTTCCGTCAGAGTTAAAAGTTAAGCCTTTAGGATTGCTTCCTTCATTCGATACGTCAAAAAATTGAACAATACTAACACCACTAATAACGGAAAAAGGTGTAGTTAGCGAATATTCTCCAATTCGATCTGTGCTTGAACCAATGACGAACATCTTAGTTCCAGTAGAATTAAATACTAATCCCTGCGGTGCGCTAAACTCATTAATTACAGAAAAAGCCCCAGTATATGACGCCGATGTTAAATCAAAACCTGTACTTAATGCGTATTGATTAACGTCTACTGGTGAAGCCGTACCAATAATAAACATTGTTGTGCCGTCTGTGTTAAATGTTATTCCGGTTGGCGTTACCTCTTGTCCTGCAACTGAATAAGTCTGAGAATAAGAAGCAGTAGAAACATCCCAAGCCGTTGATAATAAATATCTATGAACATTGTCTTGAGCGAAGCCAACAATAAACATCTTTGTTCCGTCTGGGCTAAACGTTACATCTTGTACATTGCCTTCTTGTCCTGATACTGAGAAAGATTGTAAAAATGAAGCAGTAGAAACATCAAACGCAGTAGTCAAGTCATATTCGTTTATGTCATTTCCAGTATCTCCAGAAATATACATTTTAGTCCCATCTGGTTTAAAGAAAATTCCAGTTGGCGCTGTTTCTTGAGCAACAACATTAAAGCTCTGAGAATAAACAGCAGTAGAAATATCGTATTTATCTATAATTCCATAGCTTAATTCTAAGTCACCATCCGCAACATTATAGACAACACCGTACATACTCCAGTCACCGGAGGCTACTTGGTCATATGATGTAGGTGCTGTAGTCTGTTCAAACGAACCGTCTGTGGCTATTAAGACAAACACACCTGAGTTAGCTTCGATGGTCTTGCCTACGTCTGCTGAGGCGAATGAGCCTGTGCCGAGTGCTAGTGAAGCAGGTGGCAGAGCATATTCATTTACATCAGAAGAAGAGCCATCAATTATGTACATCTTCGTCCCGTCGGTATTAAATTTTAAATCTATTCCGTTATTACCCTGAGCAAAATACGAAAAACTTTTAACATACGAATATGTAGAAATATCAAATGGAGTAGATAATGAATATTGATAGACACTATAGTTGGCAAGGCCAATAGCAAACAATTTGCTTCCATCAGCATTAAAAGCAATACCTCTTAAAGTTGAATCTTGTGTTGTAATGCTTATAAATTGAACATGGGTAGCAGTTGAGATGTTATAAGCAGTTGATAAAGAGTATTCATTTATCTTTGCTCCAGTATTATCGCCAACAAACATTTTTGTTCCGTCATTGTTAAACGCTATACAAATTGGGAAAGATATATTAGCCGATGTACTTAGAGTCTGATTAAATGTAGCAGTAGAAATGTCAAATGCAGTAGATAAAATATATTCAATTATATCGTTGCCTACCGAGCCAACAACAAACATCTTTGTGCCGTCAGCACTAAATATTACCCCATAAGAATCTGATTCTTGTGCCGCTATTGAAAAACTCTGAACATAACTTGAAGTAGATGTATCAAAAGCAGTAGATAAATCATATTGATACACTGAATCTCCAGTATAACCAATCATATACATTTTAGTGCCATCGTTATTGAATGCAATTCCAGTTGCAGTGCCTGATTCTTGTGCGGACACTGAAAAACTATCAGTAAACGATGCGGTAGATACATCAAAAGCCTCAAAGTTCAAAGTAGTCGCAGCAGCACTATCCAATCGCGTGTAATTCTCTGTAGTAGAATTAACATCCCAAGAGTTGTTAGTCACTCCTGACTGTGGAACTTCTTTAGTCACACTGACCACTGGCGCAAGCACTGAGCTTGTGAGATTGATGGTAGAGGACTCACCAGTTGTGAAAGTCTTGGTTAGTGTGCCGAGCGTTGAGTCCGTATTAACTATTCCCCAGCTTTCATTAGATCCATCTGTTGTCAAAAACTTGCCTGAATTTCCTGTTTGGCTTGGCAGTGAATAGCCGAGTTTTGTCCAGTTCGCATCGGCACTTGGATCAGTAGTTCCGCTAGTTGTAATTTCAGCTCTATATGTCTGAAAGTTAATTAAAGATATTGCAGCATCACCAGCGTTGTATGTTTGTCCACTTACCCATAGAGCAGCGCCCGCAGTAGCAGCAGCAGAAGCAGCACTTTCAGCAGCGTTAGTTGCAGATGTAGCCGCAGCCGTTGCAGAGTTGCTTGCATTGGTCTCTGAAGTAGCCGCATTAGTTGCGGAGGTAGAAGCGTTTGAAGCAGAAGTTGCCGCATTGGTTGCAGACGTTGCCGCTGCTGTTGCACTCGCTGCCGCTGCCGCTGAAGTGCCTACCCAGTAAGCAGGAGAAGTTGTTGGATCGTTGCCAGTGTTTGAGTTCTGTAGCGATGTATATAAAACACCATCAGTTCCTACAGCATTTTGATCTTCTGCATAAGTAGCCGTGGCAAGCCAAGCAAAACTCAAAAGAACCCAATAGGCTGGAGATGTTGTAGGATCGTTTCCTAGATTGCTATCCTGTAAAGACTGATATTGCTCACCATCAACAGTAACCATTGCTCCAGTTTGATATGTAATGCCAGAGTTCCAATCTACTGAATATAATAAAGTCCAAAAGCCTGATGTAGTGGTTGGATTATTGTTTTGATTTCCGCTATCGAGCGATCTGTAATAAACCCCATCGCTGCCAATAACAACTGCATTTGATGAGTAAATTTTAGTAGCTACCCAAGGATCACCAAAGTTAGTTCCTGTTTCACCTACAGGATCTCTTACAAGAATCTGAACATCATTCTTGTCAGCTAATATTGCTTTGGCGTTACCGTTAAAAAATATGTTTGGCTGGCGTCCTGCCGCAGTCAATATAACTGGATTCGTGTTTGGAATCGTTAAGTTAATATCAGAATAGGTGACTTTTGGCGTAGTAGTGCCTGAGTCGTAAAAATACAACTTGCCACTGCCAAGCGGATCTCCAGCGTCATCAAAGTATTGTGCGTTAATTTCACCGAATCTAGCCATTTTAGTTTCCTATGCTGTCGTCAAAGCTATTAAGCAAATTTCTCATTGCTCTAAATTGCGCTTCTTGATTTATTCCACGGACTTTATTAGCCGCAGCTCTTACTGCTGCTGAAGTCATTTCACCTTTAGTAGTTGGAATTCTTTCTCCAATTTGGCCTGCAAAACTTGTATCAGCTTTAGTTCCAAAAACTCTGTCTAAATCCATTGTGAAAGCAGCTTGATTAATTACATCATCATCAAACTGACCATATCTATTACCAAGAGTTTGTAATTCTCTTAAAGAATCAAGCAATCTTCCTCGGCTTTGTATGTTAGATCCTAGTCCTCTTAGCTTTGTCCCTACAGCAGTAGGAGCGCTTGGGCTGTCAAAGTCTATCTTCCTTCCCATTAAGTCTTGGAACTCATTCATTGCGTTGATAGTTTCGGCGTATCTTGTGTTTGCCGTATTGTATCCTGCAAAGTTTTTATCAAGAAGATCATCAAGATTGCGCCTTAAATTTTTTACTACTCTCTCCGCTCGTCCCGCTAATCCTTCCTGCAACTTTCCGTAGCTTACTTGCTCGTCGATAAACTTTTTGAGCATATGAACTTCGTAAGCAGTCATATCTCTTGGGCTTTTCATCCTATTTACAATTCTGTTTAAAAAGCCTTCTACTCCTGCTAATCCTTCAATGTCAGAACCAGCAAAATCTAAGGATAAATCATCTCGCTGCCTAATCCCCATGTCACTCAATTCAGACAAAAAATTATTAACAGGCTGATCAAAGTCTACATATTGATTTCTAAGGTTCTGTCTAGCGTAGCGGTCTATGCTTCGACCTGCCTTTTTGTTAGCATCTCTAATAGCTTTGTAACGTCCAAGAACTGACCTACCTGCCACATCAGTAGTTCTATTCTCCATACTGAATCTTTTATTGCCAGTAGCTTGCTCCATTATGTTTAATGATTCGAGCATATTCCTTCGATCTGCCGGACTTGATTCTCTAATCATCGCAATCAAGCCTTCGTCAAAACCTTGTTTAATCGCTTCTTGTTGCGCAGGATTTCTTACAGCTCTTCTAGTAGGAACAGGCTCTGGCAAAGGCCCGAATTCACTTACTACGGTTGGCGCTCCTCTTGGAGTTTCTTCTAATCGGTAAGGAGCTGTTGTTACATTTGTTGCAGGCATTCCTCCGGTTTCAATATCGATTCTTGCCTGCCTTGCCGCTGATGGCTCGTATTCCCTAGCCATTCTAGTAACAGTAGATCCACCAACTCTTGTAGGTATGCCGACTCCAGCTATATTTGTTACAGCAGATATATTTCTAGCAGCTCTTGGATTCTCTGCTGAAAACCTTTCCCATACCTCGCCGCCTTGCTCTAAAGCTCGCTTAGCCATTCTCATCATCGGCTGATCCATGAAAATGCCTAACTGATTTAAAACCTCATTCTCTAAAGGATCAGGCGTAATATAAGACAGACCTTCTCCTAATTTTTCGACACCAGCTCCAACAAGATCTCCAATATAGCCTGCGCCCTGCCCTGCTGTTTGGATAATACCTTCATCTAAAGATTGCTCGCCTCTCAATGTGGCGTTAAAAATATCGCCCATATTGCGGCCTCGACCAGACTCTGCGCCCATCGCATCGAACGCAGATTGGGTTCCTGAAAGAAGCGCTTCTTGTCCCATTGTTAAAGAGGATCTTTCAGGCTTAGTAGTTGCTGTAGGCGCACCTCCTGACATAAACCTTTGAACCTGCGCCTTGATAAACTCCGGAGTAGAGCCAGCAGGCACTTCTAAAATTGTTCCGTCTGGAAGCTCTACCTCTATGAATTCCATTTTTTATGTTCCTATTGGTCTATGATATCGCCGTCAGCATTAACTTTAATTCTTTTTGTCTGCGGCGCTACCTCAAACAACAACATATCTTCTATTTCAGCCGCTGTTTCAATATCACCATCTTCTTCAGCTCTTGCTATCGCTCTATAAGCGGCTTCTTCAGCTATCATTAATGCTTGTTCAACTATTCTTTTATTTGATGCTGCTCCTCTGCCGAACCTAGCAGATAACCTCTCTAATCTAGCGCCTTCTCTTTCAGTAAATGCAGCACCAAAAGTTTCTCTAAGTTGTGATAGAACCGCTCTACCCAAATTAGCAGAAAGCTCACCTTCATCAGCGCCTGTAACACCGAGAAAATCTGTTGCAGCTAATTTAGCTTTCGCTAAACCTCCTGATGGGATGCTGTCTATCAAAGAAATAGTCCTTCTGAGCAATGCTGTGCTTTCTGCTGCTTCTCTACCTCTATTTATGACATCCTGAGATCGCTCTTCTTGTCCTTTAGCTAACGCTTGAGCGCCCGCTATTCCTCCAGCTTCTAAAATTCCAGAGTCAATTCCTGCTTTTATAGCGCGTTCTATTTGTGTTGGATCTGTAATCTTAACACCGTTTTCATATACAATCGGATCGCCGAAAGCTGGATAGTTTATTATAGTTCCATTCCTATACTTGACTCCGAGTTTAGCTGTTTCTTGATAGCTGCCGCCGCCAAACTCCATAAATCTTCTGTATTGCTCGGTTCCTTCTGGAATACCAGCTAGTCTAGCTCTTTCTTCCAGCGCTCTAAGAGTTGCTGGCTTGTCAGGCTCTTCAGGAATAAAACCAGAAACAGTCTGCGCTGTTGGAGTTCCTCCAAGACTTTGAGTAACCATTTGACCTTGACTTGTAATCATCTTCGGATCAATTGTTTGCTTAGGTAATGAGCTAAGGAAAGTGTTTAGCTCTCCCATGACTATATCTGGCCTACCGCTTATAAGAGCATCTCTAAGCATCTTTGTGTCTGAGGTATCTTCTCCCAGCCTTTCAAGAACATTCATGCGATCAACAAGAACATCTATCGCCTTTGGCATATCTTCATTTTGAATAGCCTTCTGAATGTTTTGCGCGTCTTGAATAGTGCCTTGCAGTAATTGCTGCTGCCTACGCTGCCTATCAGTAACCATTGGCTTCCCAGTAGCTTGCTCTCTAAACCTAGAGCGAAACTCTTGAAACCTTTCACCCATAGTTGGTTTTGGCATTTCAGGAATAGTATATGCGGGCTGCATTCTTGATCGAACCATATCGTCTTGAGCAACAATTGATTGATCTTGAGGAATACCATTTAACATATTTTGAAATTCTTCATCGGTCATTTTTCTACACCTTAATCCTGTTAAAGGTTGCCAAGAATAGCTCCTGCAATATTTCCGTTTTGACCTTGCGCTCTATTCAATATTCCAGAAACTTGAGTAGTTTGACCTGTACCTTGTGGCGTGTAATTGTTGCCTGTGGCTATTCCTGCCAACTGACCAGCCGTGTTTCCGATCATGTTACCCATATTAGCGCCTGCGCCTATCTGCTGACCTGCAAGGATTCCAGCTTGATTGCCGTACATATCAGACATTCCAGCGCCTTGCTGGTTCGCAAGATTTGAAAGAGCAGCTATCTGTGCTTGTATATTGTTAGCAATGTTCTGACCAGCCATCATTCGGTTATTAGCTAAATTCTGACCTGTGCCATACATCATGCTCGCTATGTTTCCAGCACCGCCTTGGCTTATCGCGCCTAGTTCACTTCCAGCTCTTGAAGCAAGGTTAGCTTGAGCAATAGACCTGCCGCTAAGTATATCAGCAACACTTCTTCCTGCGCCCAACATTGCGTTAAGACCTTGACCTCCAGCGCCGTAAGCCATCTGACCCATTTCGCTGCCCATACCTTGTAACGCCTGAAGTCCTTGACCTCCTGCGCCATAGGCCATTTGGCCTGTAATTTGACCCATGTTTTGAAGAGCTTGCAAACCCTGACCACCAGCGCCATAAGCCATTTGACCCATTTCACTTCCAGCACCAGTTATAGCCTGAAGACCTTGCTGGCCTGCGGTCATTCCCATCTGCCCAGAGGTTAAACCAGCTTGCTGAAGAGCTTGTAAACCTTGTCCACCTGCTCCATAAGCCATCTGTCCAGAAGCCATTGCTGCGTTTTGAAGAGCTTGTTGAGACTGTCCGCCAGCACCATAGGCCATCTGTCCAGAAGCCATCGCTGCGTCTTGCAGAGCTTGTTGAGACTGTCCACCAGCATTAAAGGCAAATTGAGCCGCTTGTTGAGCTGCTGCCTGTTGTGCCGCTGCTCGTTGAGCTGCTGCCTGAGAAGCTAATTGAGCTGATTGTTCTGCCGCTCTTTGCTGCGCTTGCAACTCTTGTCCGGCTCCGCTATAAGCAAATTGAGCCGCTTGTTCTGCTGCTCTTTGTTGAGCTTGTAATGCTTGCGTAGCTTCAGTAGTGCCTATCTGACCAAGTTGCTGACCTTGAGATAGCATGGCTTGTAGACCTTGTTGACCAGCCATTGAAGCTAACTCAGCCTGCTGTTGCGCTCTCTGGGTTTGAGTTTGAAGACCAGCTTGACCCTGTGTCACACCTAAGCCAGCAAGTTGCTGACCTATATCTGTAGCTACGCCAGCCATTTGGCCTCGCTGGGCAGCAATTTGTTGAGCCGCTTGTCTTTGAATGTCTGCTTGACTTGTCCCAGCTTGTGCCGCTAATTGCGCCGCACTTCCAGAAGCTCCAAGACCTTGACCAGTTAATTGTTGCAAATTACCTATCTGATTTTGTAAATCTTGAGCAGCAAGGCCAGTGTTAAACCTAGCAAGCTCTTTCATTACATTACCGCCGCCTAAACCACCTCTAGCAGCCGCTGTTCTTAAAGCAGCTCTTTCGCCTTCTTCACGCAAGAACTGTTGTGCTGGACTTGCTTGGAATGCTTGATTAAACGCTTCCTGACCTAATGCTCCAGATAAAGCAGCTTGCTGTTGTAAAGCCTGACTTCCTACCTGACGATAAGGATCAAACATCTGACCAGCTTGACCAAATCCTTGAGCTACTTGCTGAGATGCTAATTCACGAGCTTGTTGAGTCTCTCCAATACCAGATTGAAGCTGACCCATCGCAGTGCCTTGGCCTGTCGTAAGGTCTTGTCTAGCCGCTCCAAGACCTGCTGTAAGGTCTCTCATTCCAAGCTCAGCGCCTGTAGCTAAATCCGTTCTAGCGCCAGCAACTCCTCCTGCAAGAGCTTGTAATCCTTGTTGAGTGCCAGCTCTTATGTCTTGTCGAGCTGTGCCAAGACCTTGGCTTAGAGCAGCAAGTCCAGCTTCTCGTCCAGAAGCAATATCGCCACGAGCAGTGTCTACACCACGAGATAAGGCATCAATACCAGCTTGAGTGCCTGATTGTATGTCTCCTCTTCCAGTGGCTAATCCTTGTTCCAATGACTGAAGGCCAGCTTGAGCGCCAGAGGCGATGTCGCCACGAGCTGTTCCAAGACCCTGACCTAGAGCGGCCAAGCCTGCTTGAGTTCCAGTGGCTATGTCTCCTCTACCAACTCCCAAGCCTTGCCCTAGAGCAGCTAATCCAGCTTGAGTTCCGGTAGCTATATCGCCTCTGCCAACTCCCAAAGCCTGACCAAGAGCAGCTAATCCAGCTTGAGTGCCTGACGCAACATCCTGCCTGCCTGAAGCTAAACCTTGGCCTAAAACACCAAGACCTTGATTAACAGATTGAGATATATCTTGGCGTCCAGTTCCTAAAGCCTGATTTAGCGCTTGCAAACCTTGTTGAGTGCCTTGCTCTACATTCTGTTGACCGCCTAGTAAACCAGCAGTCAAAGCCTGTAAGCCTTGCTGAGTGCCTTGTTGGATATTTTGCTGACCGCCAGAAAGTCCAGCGGTCAAAGCATTTAAGCCTTGATCAACGCTTCCACCTATTGCTCCAGCAGCTTGCTCAGCGCCTACAGCTAAGTCTTGCCTTGCTAAGTCAGTGCCACCTATTACATCTTGGCGAGCTTGCTGAGCGCCAGCTTCTACCGCTCCAGCCGCTGCCGTAAGGCCGCCTCCCAATGCTCTTTCAGCGCCAGATAGTCCTGTCATACCACCAGAGCCAGCTCTTCCTGCGGCTGCGGTAGTCGAGGCTACTTGATTGGTATTTGCTCCTGCGTCTCCAGCTCCTGTACCTGTGGCTGTAGTGCCACCACCCTTAGCCGCAGTATAAGCGTTTTGAACTTCAGACAGAGGAATGCCTGTAGCACGAGACATATCGTCAGGAGATACGCCAAAATTATCCATGTTAGTCGCTATTTGTTCTAACGACTGTCCTGACTCTGTGGCATAGCGTCTTAAAAGATTGTCAGGAATACCATTTGGAAAGTCTCTTCTGGCTTGTTCTATTCCGCCAGCTACGATGTCCTCTATCTGCGACAACTCTTGAGCGCGTGTATAGCGAGAAGTAGCCTCATCAACAGGGACTCCAAGCTGACCAGCCATTGCCTCTACAGAAACGTCGTTTTTTACCATTTCTCGGTAAATGTCTTGATCAGACCTATTTCCTTGAGCAATATAATCAGCAACTCTCTGAAGTCCTGTTTGCTGCGTAGATCCTTGTCCTGCACTGCCTGCTTGTCCTGCACCTTGGCCTTGCTGTAAAGATTGTAAAGTTTGCTGTTGTACAGCTTGCGCTCTTTGGTTTATACCGCTACCAATAGACTCGTATCGTTGTTGCAAAGCAGCTCTTTGAGGATCGTTAGGAGAAAGAGATTGTATTTGCTGTCCTAAAGCCTGAAGCTCCGCCATAGCTGGATCGTTTTGCTGGGCTGCGAAAGCTGCTTGTTGTGCTTGCTCACCAAAACCAGTGCCACCCAAAGAAGAAGGCAACTGATCTTGAATACCAAGACCTTGAGCGGCTTGAGATATATCACTAACAGAGACTCCTAACCTTTTTGATAATTGGTCAGCGTCTAAGTTGTTAGCAGCAGCAAATTGGAACGCCGCTCTTTGCAGTGACTCAGGAATCGGTTGATTAGCCTGTCTTAGACGATTTATCTGGCCTATAGGATCTCTCGGATCACCACCTACTTGACCAACGCCACCGCCAAATCTTCCATCTCCCATAACAGGCATTCCGCTATTAACGCCTTGATTGCGCCCAAATTGCGGAATTCCAGATAATAATGAGTTAGCTAGTATTTGATCGTCAGATTGTCTAATCATTAGTATCGCCCCATTGCCATAAACTCAGCTAAGGCTGCTTCATCAATGCCCATACCGCCAAGTGCGTTTGCTGTTTGATTTTGAGGCTGACCGCCCATTTGCATCATCTGTGCTTGCTGATTGCGATACTCAGGAGTTAGGTGCTGCATAACCGGATCAAGCGTTGTTGCCTCAGCTAGATACGCAGGATTTGCCACCGCATCAGGCAACTGCTGCTGAGTAAAAGACATATCATAGCTGCCTTGGTATGGCTGCAAAGCAGAGTAATCTATATTGCCGCCACGAATAGCTTGTTCAAACATTGGCATACCAGACAGAAGCGCTTGCTGTGCGGCTACGTTTCCGCCTACAAAAGCCTGCGCCTGTTGCGGCATCGCCTGACCATAAATGTCTAAGCCAGCTTGCTGACCAGCAGTTACAGCTCCATACTGGCTCGGCATAGACTTTCTAATGTCAGCACGGCCTAAAGCCTCTTGGCGAGCAAGAAAGTCTCTAAGGAGTTGATTAGACTTCTCCTGACGTTCGATCCCTTCATCAGACTCGCCGCCAAATAGTGATTTTACTAACTTACTCATATCTAGCCTCTAGTTCTTCTCTAGTAATACCTAGCAACCATTGGTCATGTATTTTGCCGTTCTTCTTAAAAGACTGCCTTATAGTTCCTTCTAGCTTCATGCCGCACTGCACTGCAAACATTTTTGCATTCGGAAAGCAGGTAGCAATCTCTGCGTTTATCTTCTCATACTTGGTATTCTTTGTTATCCAAGTAAAAAATTCTTTAGCGCCTTTGTACGCCTTCTTTCCTCTGAACTCTTTTAAGATCATTGGATGAATCTCTATGGTGATGCCGTTGCGCATCTCAGCCATCCAAAGTCCGCAAATTTCATCATCCTCTGTATGAACGAACCAGCCTGAGTGCATATCTGGATACCACTCATCTCGTGAAAAATTATCCTCGCTAATCTCATCAAACACATCAGATCCGGTAACAAATGACCTTATAAAATCAGCATCTACCGTTCTGGTAATCAAACAAGAACCCAGCCTTTCTTTTTGTCACCTGTAATGCTTGGAAGCATTTTCCTATACTGTATCGCCCCAGCTCCGCCAGTTCTATCCAAATAAAGACTAAATTGTACAGCTTCAACAACGCCTTCAGGACTTCCTGTACCTACTATTGGAATACTCAAAGAAGCCTCTTGAGTAAACTGACGGAAAGCCTGACTCATTGTGCCATTATTTTCTACAATAGGTTGTCCGACATTTAACTTATAACTCATTGTCCGCTCTCTATTTCAGCAGTCAATTGTATAAGGACAGGTTTAACTGGATCGCTCATAGTAAACCTAAAAAGCTCAAACCTTGACGCTCTTCCATTTCTGCGCCATATAGCGCGATGGTTATGCTCGCCTATCTTGCCCATGCTTCTGTATCTAGTATCACTCCAAGTCTTTGCGTCTTTGCTGCGAGAAAGACCAATCTGAGGATCAACAGCCGCAGAATTACCAACTCCGCTTTCTACTGTCATTTCAATCTCTGGAACAACAAAAGAATCCATATTGCTTTGAAATGGTTGAGTGACTATTGAGCGCTGTATAGTTGTTCCGTATTCTGTATAGACCTCAGAGTCCAAACGACCTACGCGCCCATCAATTAAATCACCTGCCCAGATTTTGTTGTACGCTCGAACCATTGCAGTAACTCTATAGCCACCTAAAACGCCACCAACAACTGATTTACGCTCGTGCCATCTTTTTGTAATGATGTCATACACCAAAGTGCTAGATGGAAGCGCAAAGCCTACAAAATAAGCGCCTTTTTCAGCGTATCCCCATGAATAAATGGAGGCTACTTGATCTTGCGTAAGCTGACTAAGCTCTTTATCTATAGCTGTAGTCGAAATTTTTGCTACGTCATTTCCTTGCAATGTCCATATTGCTGGAGATTCATTTTGTCCAGCTCCAATAAAGACAAAAGTATCTTGAAGCGTTTGGATACTAAAAGGACTAACAATACCTTTTTGAAGAAACAGACCTGTCCTTTGAAACGGAAAGTCTGCGCCGCCAATGTTTTGAAATGCTTCTATCGTCTGCGAACCTCCTATAAATAACTGGTTCTTAAAAACAACAGGAGCAACAATGTCATCAGGATCAGATTCGGCAGTGCCAAAATCTAAAGCGTTATAACTATAGCCATCATTTAAAGAGCTAACTATAAACTTTTTAGTGTCAGTGGTTAGACAAAAATATCCATCAATAAATACCACCAACTGCGGATTGCCGTTTGCAGTAAAATCTGGATCTGTTATTTGTCCAAAAGTGTCCGTAACGTGGTTATATATGTATCCATTACCATCAGGGACTAAAACCATTAGTTGAGTGCCGTTGTCTGCCATTGACACTCTTTCAGTTCCAGCTATCTCTCCGTGAAACGTGAGAGTTAAATCTGAAGCCATGCTAAACAAACGATTTTCCATTACAAAATATGGAACACCATTCATTTCATGTGCGCCTCTGTTTCCAGTAAGCGTGTCAGCATTTGCTACTTCTTCAAGTCCAGCCGTTCCGTACAAAGTCTCCTGATTTAACGCTGGAGCCTGCACTATGTTTGGATAGAAGTTCACACACTCTTGAGCAGAGATAGGCAAACTATCGCTTTCGTAAAATCCATTCGCTATTGGCAGAATGATTTTTGGCATTAAAGTACACCTAGCACTGCGCGAGACACGATTAAATTATCTGTCGTCGAGTCATTAGCAACGTAAATTTCAATATAATCATTAACAGATAATTCTATGTTAGCAAACGTAGCCATTGAACGAGATAGGCCAGCGCTAATTGTGTTTGTCATACGAGTTGTTGCTATGACAGAACCGTTAAGAGCAATGTATATAGAGCATTGGTGATTTGTGCCACTAGCAGCCGTCATAGATACAATTGCATTGATAACGTGGCGCGTTATGCCTGACTCTGTTTCTGTAATCTTGCCAGTGGTGTCAGCAGCAAACCCAGAAACATCGCCAACAACAAAAGTGCCAGCTACTTTTACAGGCGTTCCTGCCACAGCAATAACGGATTCGTCAGAGTTACCCTGCATGGTTACAGTGGCGTAACTAGCCAACTCAGCGGAAGATATTTCTATCTGCGTACCAGTGGTTGTGACATTGATGCCATTACCACCAGAAATACTAACAAAGGTAGGACTAGCCGCAGTGGTGTTCTGCATGATTGGCTGACCTGCACTGTCTACAGTAAAGTTATGACCAACCTCTACGTTATTTTGTGCATCAACCGCAGTGATTATTCCTGATCCGTTAGCGATATTCCGAATCTTATTAACTGTGCCATCAATCTCTAAAACAGGAGTTGCAACGCCAGATCCAGTAGTAACGATAGATCCAGTTACGCCAAGCCCAGCTACAAAATTAGAGTAGGAGATTCGATAGTTAGTGTTATTAACAAAGTAGTCCATGAAGGAATTTGCAAGCACTGTATCCTGTGCTACAAAGTCCGACTTCTTGCGTCCATCCGCTCTTTTAACCATTGGTATTTACCTCCAAGGCTATAGCGCCAGTGGTTTCTGCAAGTATTGATGCTTCTTCATCTGGATAGAAATGACCATTCATGCCAAAGTCGTTATCTTCGTTACCAGAGCCTATAGGAAGCGTACAAGGATATTTAGATTTGCCCATGCTTTGACCAAGCATCCGCATTGTGTTGAAACCATCACGAGCTGCTTTTGCTAAGCCTGCTGAGACAACTCCGTTGTAATCTGGTGCGACTTCAATCGCCATGTTAGCGATAAGTCCGCGCAGTGCGCCTGTTGGAATGGTGACATTATCACCAAGGTCAGACACAACTGTATAACCAAGCTGAATGCCTTGAGCATCAAGCTCAGCCATGTAGTTATTCATGGAAAAAATGAAATCCTGATATTCGTCAGGCTCAAGTGGAGCCTCGGACGCTTGTACCAAGATCCTTTGCAATGCTGATTTTGCGATTTGCGCTACAGTAGCCATTATTCGTATGTAGCTCCTTTAGCAGTTTTAGCAGAGTTCCTAAAGGCTTGTGCTGTTGGAGCGCCTTTAGATCCTACTTTACGCATACGTTCTGGTGTTTTGCCAGCGGCCTTCTGAGCCTTGATGCGTTTGCGTTTTTTGTGGATGTTAGCGTATAGACCGTCACTCATATTTAGCCTTCATTGACTTAGCGCCTTTGCACTTCCAGCGCTTGCGACTTAGATTATTAGGAGTGTTTGGATCGTTTTGCTTTTCCTTGGATAGTCTTTTCTTAATACCCAAAGACCTAGCGCAATACGAGTCGCCTTTTTTAGTTCCTGCGCGAACACGAGGACCACCGTCACTGGCCTTTCCAGCCTGCCCATAGGAGACCTTCTTGCCAGTGGAAGTGATCTTTACTTTCGCTTTGCCCTTGCTTGGAGTAGCCATATAAAAAGCTGGGAGCCGAAGCTCCCAGAATCTCTACAAGGTTACTTGCCGAAGCCTTGGCCTGCAAACAACGGATTGAAGCAAGCATAGGCAGGCAGAAGGTCAAAACGAATCTTCTGCGTGTTGGCGTCACCGTCTGCGTACTTAGACACACGGATGCTCATACCATCGCTGGTAGTTGCAATTGTGTCTGTAGAGTACAGCTTAGGTAGCTTAACAGTACCAAGACCGAATGCCTGCTTAGTGAAGAACAGGTTAGGCTGGTAAACAGTGGATGCTGCGCCAAGGATAGTCACAACTGCGCCGTTCGCAGGAGCTGCATCAACATTGTTGTACTGACCATTAGCTTCGTAGATAGCCGCACCAGATACAACGATAGTTGCAGCGTTAGCAGCAATAGTCACATCCTCAAGTACAGTGCCTGTCCAAGGGACTGCTGTGCCTGTCTCATCGAGCATGAGCTGGCGAGTAGCAACATTCAAGCGATTGACGCCTGCAATTTGAACTTGATCACCAGCTTTGATAGTACCAGTTCCCAGACCGTTAAGAACCAAAGTCTGCTGCATGGTGTCTTTAGCAGTAACGTAAGTCGCATCAGGAGCGCCATTGAGCGCACCTAGACGATCAGTAGTAGAACCTGAAGTGTAGCTGCTCAGAGCGTTAGAAGTCAGCGCCATCATGCCACCAAAGTTCTGGCTGATTTGTGCTTTCTCCCAAGCTGTACGAACAAGGCCGTCAGCCGCATTCAGGCCATTTTGAGCTGAAGACAGCGCAGTAGTGGTGAATGGGTTCATCAGGTAGTACTTCTCGTCTGACATTGGAACGCCAACAGAGTCCATCATTGCGCCAGCGCCTGCAACGTCTGACCATGCGTCAACCGCTGTACCACGGTTGCCATAGTTAAGAGATGCGTTCTTACGCATAAATGCGCCAAGATCAAGCTCAAGGTCAGTTACGATGCGACGAGCCATAGGCTCAAGGATTTGATCGAGTTGGTCTAGCTCAAGAGCCTCTTCCACGTTGCCCCATTCTGTAGCGGCTGTGAAGTAGTTTTGAACCGTACCAGTTGCTTTACCAGCAATGATGTCTGACTTAGTAGAAGCGCTGATATCACCGCCAGAAGTGCGGATTGTGTTGTAGTCATGCGGACGCTTAAAGTCTACATTTGAACCACTAGAAGGATTGAACTTGCCTGACAACAGTTGAGTGTTGACAGTCTTTGTTATTACACGAGAAGCCTCAAAGGCGTCTAAGAAGACACGAGCGACTTTCCGTGTGACGTTGCTATTAAGATTGTTAGCCATGATCGGATCACCTCATTCATTCGAAAGTTGCTCCTTTAGGGCCACCAGACTTGGGACTTACCCCAGCGCCTCTTGGCGTATCTAATGGATCAGGAGCGGCATTTACATTAGGTTTAAGTTTTCTAGCCTTTGGCATAATGGTCTGATCTAAATACAACAAGGCTTGATTAGGAGGCATATTTGCCAACTTATCTAGCTCTAAGAGATTATTCCCTAAGTACAACGTGCCAAGACTTCCATCCTCTAAATCAATCAGATGGCTGGACAGCATTGGGTTAATACCAAACTGGCCTATCTTGTTTGCTGCGCTTTGCAGGTCTTCACTCTTAACGCCTAGCTTCTTTGAACGCTCTGCGTATTTTGCGATCTTCTCATTTTGCTGATTAATTGCTTCAGCTTGCTGTCTACGCTGTAATTCAAGCTGCTGGCTTTGAATAGCCTGCTGCCTAGCATCGTACTCTGCTCGCTTGGCAATCGCCTCATCACGCCGTCTTAATTGTTCCTGTATTTCTCTGTCAGAAAGAGCATAAAAATCAGGTACTTGCGGCACTTCGGGCGGCTGTTCTTTAGGAAGCCTAGCTTCAATCTCTGCAAGACGCTGACGATATTGCTCGGCCTGACGCTCTGCTTCTCGCGCCTTCCAAGTTTTCTCGCTTATCGCCTTATCAAAGACTTTCTGCTGTTCTTCAGTAAAAACAGGTCTAGTAGATTTTTCCTGACCTTCGTCAGTATCCGTTGATGAATCGGAATCAGTTTCCTGATCTACATCCTCTATGTCTTCAAACTCTACATCTTGAGTCTCATCGACCATATCGTCTGGTTGCATCTTATACCTACTGTAATGCCGTCAAATAAACGGTGACGTTCCGCGCCGTCAAGAAAGTGTGACGTTCACTGGCTTGCAATATACCACAATTTGATTAAAAGCAATACTTTTCTTAA